AACGTTAGCTGCATCTGCAATGTTTGCATGGTCTGCGTTATCAACATAACCAGTTACGTTTGCACCAGTGATGCTTGCTAAACCAGCGCCGTTGCCTGAGAATGCGTTACCGATGATTGTATCACCAGTTACGTTGCCTGATAATGTCAATGCGTGTGTTGTTTTGTTGAATGTGAAACCAGCAACTGCGTTAACTTGACCATCATCGTTAAACAATACTTGTGTAGTTGTACCAGGAGCAGTCAATGAACCTGCAACGTCAGCGTAAATTGTACCAGTAACTGTCAAGTTACCGACAACGTTTGCATTACCTGACATTGTTACATCGCCAGTTAATGTGCTTGTTCCAGTAACTGACAAGTTACCTGACGCTGTAACGTTACCGCTTGTAGAAACGTCAACCAAAGTACCAACAGATGTGATGTTAGGTTGTGAGCTTGCAGTTACGATACCTGCGTATGATGACATGTTAGCATAGCCAACTGTACCAGTAACGTTTGAACCCGGTAAGTTGTTCAAGCCTGAACCATTACCAAAGAATGTGCCAGCACGTAAGTTACCATATGTGTTGAATGTAACAACTTCGTTAGTAACAGAAACGTTGCTACCTAATGCGAATTCACCTGCTGAGTTATCCCAACCCATGAACGCATCTTTTACACCACCTGAGTAGTAGTGTAACAATTCACCACGGTCTTTACCATCATCTGATGATAATGCTGCACCATCTGCACCACCGCCCAATTCTAAGATTGGATCGGTAATTTTCATTGTATCTACATAAGAGTAGATAGTATTACCGGTAACCGTCAAGTTACCATTGATAGTTGTATCACTTGCTACGGTCAATACACTATCAATGTCGAGATTACCGTAAACTCTAGAGTCTTTTAACTTTGCCATTTTTTATTTTCCTTTTGGTTTTTCTATAATGTATTAACTTATAGTTGTTACTTCGTCAAAGATGTTTGCAACTTGCAATGTTCCTGACTTTAATTGTTTCATTGCCCCGTTGTAAACTGTTGTCAATGGAGTAATTGAATCAAACGGTGCACTACCGTTGTTTGTTATCTGCTTGTTCGTTGAAGATGAATCTACTAACATATCTGTTTGATTTGCAACTTTCAACAACAATACAGTATTTTGAGTATCGGATAAAGATTCAACAGGCATGTCGAATTCACCTCTATAAACTGCAATACCTTTAACTACTCTAATGTTAGTAGCGTAGCCATATAAAGGATTATCACCGTTTAAGTCTGCACCGATTGCCATAGCACGACTGTTCGTACCAGAGTATGGCGTTGTATCTGTAATATGTGATTGACCGTTGATGTAGCCGTTGACTACACCGTTATGTTTTTCAAGTGCGACATGAAACCACTGTTGTTGAGGGATCGCACTAGGACCTGATGTAACAACACCGTTACTATCAGTACCGTCCCAGTAGTATAGAACACCGTCATTAACTTCTAGTGTGTCTCCACCTGGGAAATACCACAAACGCATATGGGCTGTGCTTCGTAAGAAGAACCAGCCTTCGATTGTGAAATCGTCTGTTCCGAAACCAAAGTCAATGTCACCCAATATGGTTAAATATTGGCTTGTGCCGTTGAATGAAATCGCACCACCTGAAGGAAGACCTGCAGGTAAAGTTATTTCATCAATTTCATCAGCAAAGACTCCGGTAGCTTTGATAGAATGAGTGGATTGGAGAGTTTCATCGAACTCTCCCGCTGTAATCAGCGTACCATCATTCACTAATCTTGCACCAACTGTACTTGTCATAAATTTTATCCGTTAAAATTAAAATCGATACTATCAACACCATCATTGTAGTTGATTTTACCCTTCGACCCAGTCCCACCGAGACCGTTAGCCAAATGAATCGCACCACCTACATACAAATCTTTCATAATGCCGACACCGCCTGCTGTTACGATAGAGCCTGTATCCGTGGATGTAGCATCTATAGTACTATTTATGACCAATTGCTCATTAACCGTCGCTACGTCAACATTTAGGCGACTTGTATTGACTTCCTCAGCGTTAACTGTTGTTACATTTGCAGTAGTAACCTCTAAAGTACCGGATAATGATACACCTGTTGCAGTAGCAGAGATAGTTTGAGTGCCAATGTTGATGTTACCAGCAAGGTGTAAATCTTTAAACTTCTTAGCTACTTCACCGATATTGTAAGTATTGTTTGTTTTGGGGATAATGTTTGACGAGACTTTATCTACAGATAATTCAACTGCCGAAATTTTGTTAGTTAAATCTAGGTCTACTGCATTTATCTTACCCGTTACGGAGTCAAGTACAATGTTACCTGCTTTTAAACCATCTCTGACGTTAAACTTTTTTGTTACCATCTTTTTATACTTGCTTAGTCTGCTAAGTAAGTCCCCATTATTTTCACTGTCGTATTGGCAGCGATTGATGTTGCATACAACTCAACGTTACCTGCTGAAATCTCAGCAGTAATTTCAACAACATCTAAATCACTAGTTGAAATATCACCGTAAATTGTGATGAAAGCATCTACGTCATCGTGAACCATCAATACTTCTATTGTTTGATATCCGAAATCACTGCTTGCTCTTATAATATATTTAGCTGACCTAAAATCAGTAGCCGCGAACGAATCTAACACTGCTAGACCATCAACTTGTACAGTTTGGTTACTACTTGCAATTTTGTTTGTTTGTAATGCACCGCGTAATGTAACTGTACCGGATGTTGAACCGATAGTAACATTACTACCAAGACCCAAGTTAACGTTAGATACGCCTGTATTGAATGCACCTGCTGTTCCGTTTACAACAGCGATTGGGGCTGTACCAACTGTTAAATATCCACTAGTGACGTTGACGTTGGGCGCAGATAACGTAGAAGTACTTGCGTTAAACGTAAAGTCTGGATCGCTGTCGAAGCCAGAGCCAGAACCATACATAACTTCAGTTGCAGGTACCAAAGCTGGATCAGATGAACCAGAAACAGTATGATACATTGTTACTTCAATGTGTTGACCTTCTAGCGGAGCTTCAGAAAATACAATCGCACCATTAACTAAGTCATATGATGGTTCTTGCTGAACTAAACCATCGATGTTAACTACTACGTTATCAACTGAAACTGGATCAGATGTTAGGTTAAATGTTGTTTGTGTTCCATCAGCAGTAAATCTATTTTTGTTTATGCCAATAAAACCCGATTCAGTTATCGAGCCACCACCTGAAGATGGTTCCCAATTTACCACGCCTTGACCATTCGTTGTTAGAACATAGCCAGCAGAGCCACCAGGTAATATCAAATTATCAACTGATGTTAATGTCACTAAACCAGTAACACTCAAACTTTCAAGTGTGCCTACACTTGTTATGTTTGCTTGTGCATGTGTAGTTAGTGTACCGTCTAAGTAAGGTGCAGAGAGTTTTCCAGTAACTTTGTCAAATGTGAATCTAGAGTCTGCACCAAACAGACCCATATCGTTGAATTGAACGTGAGTATCGAAACCAACACATCCTACGTCTGCAGGATTAGTCCAAGATAGATTACCTTCACCGTCTGTTTGAAGTACGAATCCAGAAGTACCACCTGCAACTCTAACATTTGCAACATCACCCAAATCAGCAATATTAGAAACTGTTAGGTTGTTAGCCATCACACTTGCAGAATCATCAATCACCTCATGGATGATAACATCACCCACTGAGATTCCTGCGATTGCGTTGAACTTTTTAATTGCCATAATATTTTCCTATATAGCAATTAAATCAAGCGATATTGAACTGTCCAGTCTGTTGAGTTACTAGACGATGGAGTTACTTTCAACACAACTCTATGGTTATCCACATCTGTTGTATCGTCATAAACTACATCGAATGTACCTGTAGATGCACCTGAATGTACACCACCGTATGTTGACCATTCTACGTTACCTGAACTATCATGCACAGCAGAGATAGTTGCTACGCTATACTTATGACCTGTTAAATCTTCACCTTTAATAAAGAATTCAACTGCTCTAAAGTCTGCTGTTAGAATTGTAGCTACTGTTGTAGATGCAATACTTGTTGTAGTTACATGAGCACCACGTACTTTAGTTTGGTCAATAGATAGAGTAGTTGTTGTTGTAGTGTCAGATACTTTTAAGTTACCTGCAATGTTTGCGCCAGTTGTGTCAACTACAACGATGTTCGCAGAACCTGCAACAGTGATTGCAACGTTACCACCAACGCCAGTTGGATTGTCTGGTCCAGGACCATAAACTTGTACGTTACTTGTACCGTTAGCTAAACGATATGTATCAATAGTTGCCCAGTACAATGAACCTTCACCGTCTGTGCTCAATACTTGACGCTGTGTACCATCAGATGTTGGGTATTGTAAACCACTTGCTTCTAGTGAATTAACATTTGCATGTGTGTATACTGTTAGGGTACCATCAACTTCTAAGTTATTCAACATACCAACATCAGTGATGTTAGTTTGGCTTGCTGTTAAGATAGTACCATCTAAGTTACCAAAGAATGTCTCGCCGCGCAAGTTAGCATAGATAACACCAGAGCCTTGACCAACAACGTCAACTGTAGGACCTGTTACGTTGTCTAAGATTCTGAATTCACTATTAGCAGTGTTCCAAATGAACGCTTGGTTACGCACATCGATATCGTCTGCTGTTCTGTTACGTAAAACTAGACCACGGTCTTTACCATCATAGTGTGTTAAGTTTGCACCACTACCTGAACCACCTAAGCTAATCAACGGATCTTTTACATCTAATGATGAAACGTTGATATAAGTTGTTGTGCCACCTACAGTTAAGTTACCCGAAACAGTTACATCACCTTGTAATGTAGCAGTACTTGAAACTGTCAATGTATCGGATCTTAACGCATTAGCCGCTGTTAACGCATCAACTTGGATTACGTTACCGATAGCACCAATATAACCTGTTGCGCCGCCGATGAAGATGTTAGTGTCAACCCAAACATTGCGCCATGCGTATGATGAAGAACCTAAATCATATGTACCAGTTGAACTCGGTAACAAACTAGTAATAACTTTACCAGTAACGCTCAAGTTACTTGTGTAAGTGTTTGCGGTGTTTACGTTACCAGCAACAGTTAAGTTAGTTAATGTACCAACACTTGTAATGTTTGGTTGAGCATTTGATAGAGTATCCAATGTACCACTGAAGTAGTTAGCGATTGCTAAGTTACCTAAGTTTGCATTTGTAGTGAATAAGTTACCAGCTAATGTCAATACATTAGAAGTATAGTCAAACTGCAAGTTTGAGCTATAATAGATATTACCACCTTTAGTAAAGATAACTGATTTATCTGTACTGCTGATGTTTACATTACCCGAGAATCTAGGAGCAGAAATTGAACCAGTAGTAGTTAAAGTACCTGTAGCAGAAATGTTATTTCCAGTAATGTCTCCTGTCGCATTAATATCGCCAGTGACATTTGCATTTGCAGTTACATTAAGGTTACTCTCAACGTTTGCGTTACCAGTGACAGTGATGTTTCCACCAAATGATGCATTGTTACCAAACGTAGCGTTGTTACCAGAAACATTACCAGTAACAGAAACGTTGCCTGATACTGTTGCATTGTTAGAGAATGTAGCATTGTTACCTGATACATTGCCAGTCGCAGCAATATTTCCACTAACAGTTGCATTATTAGAGATAGCTAAATTGTTACCGGAGATGTTGCCAGTAACGTTTGCATTACCAGTTAAATTAAGATTACTCTCAACGTTTGCATTGCCAGTGACAGTGATGTTTCCACCAAATGATGCATTGTTGCCAATCGTAGCATTGTTGCCAGAGATGTTGCCGGTGATAGATGCATTACCAGTTGTTGATAAATTAGTAGCAGCAATATTACCAGTAACCGTTAATACGTTTGATGTTGGATCAAATACAAACTTAGTTGACGCACCAAAGTCACCATCTAAGTAATATTGAATTTGACCATTTGTACTACCTGCGGGTAATTGAAAGTCCCACGGAGTTCCATCTGCGTGTAACAAGTAATCTGTTTTAATTTTACCTGCATCAACGTTTGCCGTAAACGTAGCAAAGTCTGTTGTGATATCACCATTAGGTAGAATGATTGTTTCGGGATTCTCGCCTACTGAAAAACCACCCACCGAGTTAAAGGTTCTAATTGCCATTTCTTTTTTCCTTATTCTTTATAACTTGTTACCATAATCTTATATGACGTAGTATGTCCTGTCATTGGCTTTACTGTCAATGCTACATTCCCTGATATGTATTCAACTTTAAAATCTGCTACACCTGCACTTGTTTGTGGTACATCAATCGTACCATATTCAAAATAACCAACTTCACTACCTAACACACTTGCAAACAACTTACTTGTTTGACGAACATTAGATGTTGGATCAGTTGCTATGATAGTATAGTCAACTGAACAGATTTGTGATGATGGTTGAAAGTGCAAAACTTGACCTGGTGCTGAACTGTTTGTAATTGCAAACATAACTGATGATGTTGAAAATTCATTTACACCGACGCCCAAAGTAAATGAGTTGGCGTGTAAATCACCATCAACTGTTAGTACAGAATTGTTGTAATCAAATTTTAAGTCTGGACTAGTCGCAGCTTGTCCGTTATTGTTAAAAACAATTTCAGTATCACCACCTGTAAGTGTAATGTTACCAGATATTTGTCCTTCGAAACTACCAATGAAAGTGTTAGCAAAAATATTTCCAGTTACAACTTGGTCACCACTGATACTAACATTGCCAATTGTGGCATTGTTAACGGTAAGATTACCGTTACTATCAATGATAGGTATAGGTGGTATACCAACTGTATAACCGCCTACTGAATTGAATGGATCTACTGCCATGAATGGTCCCAAATATTATTTTATGTAGTATTTATCTTTATTATACAATAGACCTTTACAGCCATTAAAAAAGCACACCGAAGTGTGCTTTAGTTTTTGCTTACGCTAGTGATTAGTCAACGAATGAAACACCAGAGATAGCTACTTGGTACCAACCAGCTGGAGCTGTTGTTGGACCTTCGATAGCCAAGATTAAACCTGCTGAAGTTGCTTCACCGATAATCATTACAGTAGCCAATTGTTGAACTTCTTGGATAGCTGCTGCTGCGTCGGCTGCATCGCTCAAGTTGCTGTCGTTAGCGATCCAGATTAGATCCTTACCGACGAATGAAGCTGCTGGAGCTGTTAGACCGTGAATTTTAGCGTTGTTTTGTGCCATGATATTTTTCCTTTAAAAATTTGCCTTCATGTAGAAGTGCATACTATTATTTATGCCAGGCAACAAAAAAGCACCCCGAAGAGTGCTTAATTGTAACTTCCCATCCCGAGGGTAAAAAGTTTATTCTATGATTAATAGAATGATAGGTTCTGACTGTTGATGCCGATAGCAGCCAAGTAGTCAGCAGCGTTACCGAATGATGACGCTGTGTTTGTCAACTCAACATAACCGTAACGAGTCATAAATGATACGACTGGTTCGAATGTTGATGGATCTAGAACAACACCAGAACTCATCAATGGGATGTATGGGCAATAGAATGCCGCTGCATCTGTTTCTGATGAACCTTTGTAACCAACTAGAACGTCAGCGTCATCAGTAGCATATGAGTTTACATATACTTTCATAGCGCCGTTCAATGTACCAACTAACTTTGTGTTTGTTGGAGCTTCGAATGTACCTTCTGTTGTACGAGCAAATGCTGAAGTAGTTGCAGATTGCAATACTGTCAAAGCAGCTGGAGAAACAACAGCCCAGTTACCAGCACCACGGCGAGTACGTTGAGCGATACGGTTAGCAGCACGGTTGATAAGAACAGCCAAAGCAGCGTGTTCGTCACCAACGAAAGTTGCTGTACCAGAAACGTTAGCTTGGTTGTATGTATCTTCAGAAGTTGCCAATGCGCCCAAAGAAGTCAAGATTTCTTGGTCGATTTCAGCAGTGATTTCTTGTGCCAAAGCAGCCATAATTTCTGCTTCTACGTCAATACCATGTTGAGACTGTGCATCTTGCGCAGCTTCAAATGTCCAACGTGCTTGCAACTTACGTGACTTAGCTTCAACAGCTTGACGCAAGATTTGTACGCTGATTTGCTTACCGCCGTTACCTTCTAGAACAGAAGTAGAATTACCGCGATAGCTAGATGCAGCAGAAGCATCATTCTTAACTGTAGAATATGCTTGAGCAATCTTGAATGGTGACAATGCTTCTTCACCAGCTGTTACAGAAGTAGCGGCTGCTGAATTGTCTTCTAGACCTTGAGCATAACGTACACGCAATGTGTGGATTTGACCAACTGGACCTGTCATTGGCTGAACGCCTACCAACTCGTTAGCGATAACTGTTGGCATTACACGACGGATAACTGGAAGAATAACACGGTTAAGTGTTGCTACGTTACCAGCTGTAGTTGTGCCTGCTGCTGATTCAGACAACAATGCTTTTTTGGTGTTTTCCAAAATAACACCCATAGTTGAGCGGCGAGTACCTTTTAAACCTTCGAGCAGGGTATCTTTGGTCTCGTCCCAACGGCTTTCTAATAGAACTTGTGACATTTTAATAATCTCCTAATTTTTATGTCTTTTTATAGCCCTGCCAAACGTCTAATGTCGATAACGTTATCACGTCCTTCGGCTTCAACTTGTTTGATGGCAGTTTTATCCCCAGTTACTTCTTTAACTGATTCAGAAATCATAGACTTTGCAGCCTTCTTTTCTGAGCTAGTGTTGAGCACTGCTGGTAGATACTTATCGAAAGCTGACTGCAATTTTGCAGTTTGTACGCTTTCTAGTAAGTTACGCATTACTGTTGCTTTTTCCTCATTTAGAGTACCTAGCAATTCATCCATAGCTTTTGTACGGCTATTAGATTCTTTGATAATACGAACTTCACGTTCTTTGCTTTCCACTAATTTCTTAGCTTGGGCGATTTGTTTTGTAGACTCAGCTAATTGCTGTTCTTTCTCGGCTAATGCAGACATTAGCTTTCGTGTCTCGGCTTTCTCATTCAAGTGAGTAGCAGAGAATTCAGTTGCGAATGATTCGAAAATACGGCGACCGAAATCGTTTGCACGTGCAGTCTGGATATCTTCTTTCAGTTGAGTCAATTCACCCTTTAGATGTGATGTAACAGCTTCGTTCACACGTTTAGCAGATTCAGCAACAAAACGTGCCTTCAATGCTTCTAGTTGTGAGCGACCTTCCGCAACTAACTTAACCTTAGCTTCAACAACAGCTTGCTTGTCTTGTGAGAATTCTTTGATTTCACGTGCCAAAGCAGAAACAATGAATTGTTCCAACTTTTGCTGACTTTCTAACTGTAGCTTACGTTCTGCACGTAGTTCTTTGATTTCTTCTGATAGGTGTTTAACCATGAAATCATTGAACTTGCTTACGTTTTCACGCAATTTTACTTGTGCTTTAACGCGGTCTTCGTTCATTGCTTGTCTTTCAGCGTTGAATTCTTGAATCTCAACTGATAGACCTTCTGATACCATTTTATCTAGGGCGTCGACCATAACTGATTTATCATGCTCGTAACGTTGTGCAAATTCATCACGCAGTTCAGCACGAACTTGTTCTCTAGCTTCATTCAACTTAGATTCCCATGCTTCATTCAAAGCAGAAGAAGTTTCTTCGTTGATAAGTCCAGATTCAAGTAATGGTTTGATAGCATCTAACATGCTTGTATCCCCTTATTTAATTTTGAGATCCTTGATGAGGCGAGTTACTTCCTCTTGTAGGTATCTCTGTACTTTTCTGTCTGCTTGTGCGTCTTTTGCAATATCAAGCATTTTATGACCATGACGCATATTCATCATACCTTCATAAATTGCTTTTGGATAAGCATTAGGAGCACTAGGTTGAGCGACAATATCAACCGTGACTATTTCAAAGTCACTAACTCTGCCGTCTAAGTCATTCACGTTACCGCTACCACGACTTGAAACGCCTAACTTAACACCACTCTCCAACATAGTTGACACTAACTGTCCCATTGGAGTTGGTAAAATCTTTAATTTGCCGAAACCATTAGGACCGTCCATCCACATTTGAGTAATCATATGTGATACACGGTCTAAATTAATCTTTAAATCATCTGGGTGGTCAACTTCACCTAGTACGGAATAGCCTGTTTTGATTTGTTCATTGAGAGTATTGACAGCATTATCAATTTCGGACACAGGGTAAACACGCTCATTAGCGTTCTTTACCCCGCCCTGGATGAAGATGCCCTTCATATAAAGGGACTTCTTACTACCGTCACCTTCACTTTCAACAATGATATTAGCATTGTCGAATGTTAGGTTTTCTCTGAGATACAAAGCCATTTCTCAGGTATCCTTACTTAACAATCTTCTTGACAGTCTTACGTGACTCGCCAACGATTGATTTTGTGTTTACGCCGTCATCACCGTGTTTTGCTTTAGGTGCAGCTTCGCCCTTTTCAGAGAACTTAAACTTACCTGGAGCATTTTTAAATGTGCCTGCGCCTTTTAGGTCTTTAGTTGTTGGGTTCAACAAACCACCTTGTGTGCCGCCTTTTGTAGACTCGCCGCCCTTAGCGATGTTAGCTGCTGATGCACCATTACCACCTACTTTAGGACCGCTAGAAACGATAGACTTTGTGTTTTGACCGTTGTCACCGTGTGTTACGGAAACTTTTTGTAGTTGAACGGCTTCTTCCAAAGTTTCTTCTTCGTCATCTTCTGACTCTTCCAAATCTTCGTCTTCACCTTCCATCATTTCGTCGCCACCCATGTCGTCACCGCCCATGTCGCCGCCGAAGTCTTCTTCACCGCCCATGTCGCCGCCTTCTTCGCCTGACATGATTGATTCAAATTCAGCCATCAATTCGTCTAGCTTGTCTTCCAAGTCAACAACGCGGTCTTCTAGGTCTTCTTCACCTGTTTCTTCACCACCGATATCGTCAGAATCTA